GAGGGAAGAACAGTAGTCAACGTTCTGATCTGGCTGGACGATCCAGATGAGTTCCTTAACGGGGTGGTTAAAGTTGAGCTTGATCTTGTTGGAAGAAGAACCAACGGACTCATCACCGGTGAACTGAAGCTGCTCAATAAGGTACTCGTGGGGATTCTGAGCCATACGTCTGCGCTCATCAGTGTCCAAGAAGACATAGTCGACGTAGAGGGATGCAGCAACCAAAGACTGGTTATAAGCGGTGTTGACACGACCACCTTCGGCAAGATTGCTACTGGGGCAGTGAAGAGAACCGACAGCCCACAAGCACTCGTCAATAGGACGAATATCGAGGTTAATCTTGACTTCGTGATACTGAAGAGCAATAAGAGGAAGGGCAAGACCGGGGTTACGGCAATACCAGAACTGGAAGGGAACATAAAGAGTAGTTTCGGGGAGAGCGTTACGAGGAGCGCAAACCTGACGAGGAGCATTAGCTTGGCAAGGACCATCGATCGCATTGAAAGAAGGATCGGTGATAAAGGTAAGCTCGGTAGTGTTGCCAACCATAGCATAGTAACCGGGTTGCTGGTCAACAGGGAGAGTCAAGTTGTTCCAGATGTGCATCCAGTCACCGTACTGGCGATCAATGCGCTGACCACCGATCTCGACCTCAACCTGGGAAATCAACTGCTCACCGGGGAAATCAAGCCAACGGGCATAAACGCCGTGCTGGCTAGTACCTTTCATAGACTGGTTAATCTCGGGAAGAGTAACCTGAAGATAAGTGCGGTAAGCCAAATCACCGTTACGAGAAATGGTGCAAGTTACACGACGACCAAAATCGGCCTGACCGTTAAAAGTTTGCTCAATAGACTCCATAGCAAAGTTGGTGTGACGTTTGTAAGACACCTTCCAAAAGGTAATCTGAGGGTTGCCCGTAAGATAAACATCCTGGGCGCCGTAAGCTACAAGTTGCATAAGACCTCCTGCCATTTTTGATTATTATAATATTGCTAAAGAAAAAAAATTTATAAAAAAACTTAAATTGTTTTTTATAAATTAAATATTAAATATCAAATAATGCCCAAATAATGCCTAAATAATGCCTAAATAATGCCTACATTTATTATAGACAACATTATCTAAATATAGTTAAAAACTAACAACATGTAATCAAATATTGCTAAAACATTTTCAATATCATTGTCCTCTATTCCGAACATGTTACTCCAGTATACTGCTCTAGTATTATATAATATTCTGTATATTTGACTTCAAAAAATTAACTAAATAGTTATCTGAATATATTTCTTTTTTGTCATTGTGTTTTTTCCTAAAAACAAAATTATTATTTTTTTTTCGTACACTCCATCCATTATCTAAAGTATTCATTAAAAAAATCATTACATAAATTTCATTTTTTAATTCTTTGTTTGCGTCCATTTTTCCGTTGTCTATGCGTTCTTTTAATGCTAAAATACCTTGCTTGAGTGGTATAATATCTTCTTTTTTTCTATTTTTTATTTCTTGTTTTTTATTTATGTCATAACTTTCTATATTACTTTTGTCTTTATTAAGAACATCTTTTGATGATATTGATGACATTGAAACACTTGCACTATCAAAGCCATATATTTTTTGAATAACGCGTTTATTTAAATAATCTTCTGTTATTATTTCTTTTGTAGAATTGTCTAAATTTTTCAGGTAAAAAACATTATTTCTTTTTTTAATAGCCCAATTTTTATCTAAAGAATTCAAAATAAATTTCATTTTATAGTACGTTTCTTTTTTGATTGTTGTCGTATCTACTACTTCTAAATTTAAAGTAGTTTTTGTAGATAATACTTCATCATTATTGTGATTATTATTGTGATCATGGGTATAATTTATTTTTATTGAATTATCTAAATTGTTTGGTAAAATCATTTTTGATGTATCTTGTTATTACTTTTATTTTTATTTTTACAGAGAAAACATTAATCAAATAATAACTCTAAATATCCAAAATATCCAAAATATAAATATCTAAATTAATATGTCTTAATTTATTATACCTAACATGTAAATATTCATTTAATTAAAATAGGACAATAGATACAATAGATACAATAGATAGAATAGTAATATTAATAATATTAATAATTAATATATTAAAAAAGTTATATGTATAACAATATAATATAATATTATATATGCCGTCATTTAAACACAAAACAAATAAGAAGATTTTTGTTGATAAAAAACGGATATTAACACTTGATGGTGTTCATCGAGAACTTCAAACAGAATTCAGTTTAATACAAAATGAAACATTGCCTTTATTGGTTAGGGAAAAGAATGAAATAATGCAAAAATTAAATGATAACAATCAGTTAAACAATATAGATATAAATGAAAAAATAGAGTTAAATGATCGTTTATATGACATAAAATTAGAAATTTCTAAAAATAAAAAAAAGATAAAGGATTACTATTTAAACAACAGTAGATGTATTTTCGACTATTTTGAAAATAAGAAAGAAATTACAAATGGTACAAATAAAACTAAGATTTTAAATTCTTTTTTTAAACTAGACAATATACCAAACGAAAATGAGTTAACTAAAGTAAATGATAATAATGTTCAAAAATTTTTTACAAATTTAGATCAAACGTTTATAAATGTTAATGACTACACATATATAACAGACGTATGTCAGTCATGCAATAAAGGAGAAATGATTGCTGTAGAACATGAAGGTATAATGGTATGTAATGCATGTGCAAAACAAGTGACATATTTAATTGAAAATGAAAAACCATCATATAAGGAACCGCCAAAAGAAGCATGTTTTTATGCATATAAAAGAATTAATCATTTTAAAGAAATTCTTGCACAGTTTCAAGCAAAAGAGACTACACAAATTCCCGAAGAAGTTCTTGAAAATATTAAACAACAACTTAACAAGGAAAGAATCACACTTTCAAAATTTACAAATACAAAAGCAAAAGAAATTTTGAAAAAACTAGGGTACAACAAATATTATGAACATATCCCATTTATAAAAGATAAACTTGGTATCAAACCTCCAATAATGACACCTGAATTAGAAGAAACACTGTGTAACCTATTTATGGAAATTCAGCGTCCTTATGCAAAGTTTTGTCCCGATGATCGTGTAAATTTTTTGAATTATTATTATACAGTTTATAAACTGTGTGAATTACTTCAAAAAAATGAATTTTTATCCTACTTTCCTATGTTAAAAGATAAAGAAAAGAGAATAGAACAAGACGATATTTGGAAGAAAATTTGCGAAGAATTGAATTGGGTTTTTATTCCAACGCAATAAACATATGTTGTATATTATATAGTATTATATCACGTTATGCTATATAATATTATATAAGTTAATCTTAATTATTTACTTGAGAATTCTTGTGGATTAATTATTTAAACCCTAAGGGGAGTGGGGAATCCGACAAGGTTGGCGCCGATACCGAAACCAGCACCAGATCTAGCGGATACTGCCAAGCTAGGAACGTAAACATCCAAAATGGCAAAAGTAGCAGCCGCAACCAGAGAGATCAATGCAATCTCGTCAAAGTTAAGAGAGCGTTTAGGTATAGAATATGCGACTATCGCTACGCAAAGACCCTCAATGATATACTTAATAAAACGCTTAAAAAGCTCACTAAAATCAAGTGTTCCGTACATTATAAATATAATATAGAAAAAAATATTTAATATATTGAATATATTGTTTAATTGTTAATTACTTGTTTATAATTGCTAAATATTGCTAAATATTGCTAAATATATTTTATTTATTTCATAAAGTTTTACTAAATAAATTAATTAACATACAGTTTTAAAATATTAATCGATTAAAATAACTTAAAATGATTAGTTAATTATATAATATAATGTCATTTCAAAATAAATTGCCCGAGGGTGTTACGCCTAAATATCTTCATGATGGAACAGAAAATCCTAAATATGTCGACTTACTGGAAGAAGATAAACCCATTGCAGGACAAAAATTTGTATGTCTTTCATTTGTTTCTCCGGAACATATTTTGAAACAAAAGGATCAATTTTTATTTGAGGAATTCATTAAGCAGTGGGATTTCAAGAAATCAATGGAAAAATTTACACAATTTCTAAATTTTATTTCTTTTAAGTATTCCGTACCTTTTGATAAGTTGACTGCCGACTTGCAAGATTTTACGAAAGAAGAAGGTGCTTCTCTCAGTTTGGCGTCTACTATTAGCGATGACTACAAAACATTTATTGATAATAACGAAGAAGCACTAGATGAAAAATTTGGGGAAAAACATCAGTTTCAAACATCGGTTCGCGGCATTAAAGTACGTGGTGTTTTTGCCACTCAAGGAGAAGCCGAACTTCGTTGTAAACTTTTGCGCGAAGTTGACCCAAATCATGATATATATGTTGGACAAGTTGGTATGTGGGTTCCATTTCATCCTGAGGCATATAAGACTGGTCGCGTAGAGTATATGGAAGAGACGCTCAATCAGCTTATGTCTGATAAAAAGAAGAATGAAGATACTGCAAAACAAGATTTCGAGAAACGTGTTCGTGAAGCTAAACAGAAAGCAATCGAGGAAAATATGAAAAAAGCGGAAGAGAGTGGTAATAAGCTTACGCAGATGCTTAACGAGAAAGGAGAACTTGTTGGCGTTTCAAATGTTGCCAATTTTGACGGACTTGACGAAGACTCTACAATTGAAGACATTAAAAAGAATATGTTTGAGG